AAAATTTCGCGGTAAATTTTGAACTGGTAAGACTGGTTGATCACAGTAAGATAATTGACCCTACCCTTGATTTTCGGGAGCCGAAGACAGTCGCCGGTTTTTTTCAGCACATGAGAATCCTCGCATGTGAAAAGGTTGTTTTTGCCTTTCTGAACGAGCACGGAAATTGCCTGGGAACCATCGCATACCGGGGAGGAGAGCATCATTGCAGCATCGTTTTACGGGAAATTGTCGCGGCGGCGCTACTATCCGGCGCAAAAGCAGTTGTTAATATCCACAACCACATCAGCGTTTATGTTGACGGCAACCTGAACTTTTCCCAGGCGGACATCGATGTTTTCGACCAACTACACTGGCAACTATCAATCTTCCAGATCGACTTCCTCGATATGGTCTTGATCTCAGCCAATTATTTTACATCTTACCGCGAACAGCAGGCGGAGGCGGAGCGAAAAAAGAAGCTGAACTCTTATCAGCGGGGGGCGCTCTTAGAGACAAGCCACGAGCTGCCGCCGGAAATAGATCATCCGATGTTTATCATTGACACGGAGAAAGAACCCGCAAATTAGGATTGGCTTTTATGGAGAAACAACAAATCCAAGAACATTTTTCGGGAAATTTTCTGCCATTCTATGAAGCTTTTATAACACAGATTAAGGCCGGACAGAACGGAAGCGCGCAAGCCATTTGTCCATTCCATGATGATCATGAGCCATCATTATCTATAAGCAAGAAGGACGGTCTTTTCCACTGCCACGCCTGCCGCGCCAAAGGAAGTATATTTGATTTTTATGCTCTGAAGCACGGCCTAGACTCCCGAAGGGATTTCAACAAGGTAATCCTGGGCATTGCAGAGAAATTCGGGATCGCCGAACAGGTGCGTCCGGCGAAGACAGCCAAACAACCGGCCCGGGTTGTCGCCCGATACGACTACCAAAAAGCAGATGGAAGCCTGGCCTATCAGATTGAAAGACTCGATCCGAAAGATTTCCGCATTCGCCGGCCAGACGGCAAAGGCGGGTGGATTTATGGAAAAGGCGACGTTTCCATCATCCCCTACCACCTACCGGAAATCTTAAAGGCCGGTGAGATCATCATCGTCGAAGGCGAAAAGGACGTTGACAACCTTCGCGCCCTGGGATTTGCGGCGACAACAAACCCCTTTGGCGCGGGGAAATGGCCTGAATCATTCGGACAGTTTTTTACCGGAAGGCGGATTGTCGTGATTCCCGACGCAGATCTGCCGGGCCGCGCCCACTCGCAACAAGTCATCACCAATATCAAGGGCAAGGCATCATCAATTAAGCTCCTGGAATTGCCGGACCTGCCGGCCAAGGGCGACGTTTCGGACTTTATCGCGCAGATCGGCGACAAGGACGCAGCAGCGGAACGCCTCGCGATCCTCATTGACGGCGCGCCGGAATATACCGATCAGCAGCCCGAACAGCCACAGCCGGAAACGCCTGCAATACAGATCATCAACGCGGCGGACTGGCTTCAATTGGTCCCTGCCCTGCCCGAACAAATCCTGACGGACACCTTCGACCTGGGCGACAAAGTTTCAATCATTGGTTCCTCGAAAATGCGAAAATCATTTTTCCTTCTGCAACTTATCATCAGCATTGCCGCCGGAAAAGACTTCCTGGCCTGGGCGATCCCGAAGCCACGACGCGTTTTACACATTCAGCTTGAAATCCAGGCCCACCATTACCACAGTCGCGTGATCCGCATGGCGCGGGCCCTGGGGATCGGAGCGGCGGACCTGGGCGACCGTCTTCAAATACTCAATGGCCGCGGCCTGGGTTTGGCCGGCAAAGAAGGCATTGCCCAAATCCGGGAGATAGCGAAAGAGAGCAAGCCGGATATAATCAGCATCGACCCACTCTATAAAATCGCAACAGGCATTGAGAACGCAGCCGAAGACCTGAAAATCATCCTGGGCATCTTCGACACCCTGGCCGAAGAAACCGGCGCAGCCATCGCCTATGTTCATCACGACGCCAAAGGCGCGCCTGGAGACCGCGACATCCGCGACCGCGGAGCCGGTTCAAACGTCCTGGGCCGGGATTATGACGCCTGCCTGACATTGACCCCACACGCAAACGAAGACGAAGCCGCCGTCGTGGATATTCTTTTACGTAATTATCGCCCACAGGAACCTTTTTCAATCCGATGGACCGAGGATAGTGAAAACGGCGGATATAGGTTTGAGACAGCGGGCGATTTAATCGCAGAAAAAAAGACATCAAAAACAAAGAAGACGGCCACCCCCTTTTCCGACTACCTGCCGATTGCCGGGGAAATCATGGGAGGGGAAGAAATGGGCATAGCCCTTTTCAAAACGATACTGAAGCAAAAAGCAGGATTATCAGACCACAAAATCAGAGACTTTATACGGTGGGCAACCGATCCCGGAAACGGCTTCATTTTGACAAGAGAGGAACGATCCCAAGGACGAAATAACAAGTGGCTAAAAATCGGGAGGGAATATGAGTAAATTTAGAAACGTCAAAAAAAGAAGAACCGTCATTGACACTTCTAAATTTTCTAACCGTTCTAATTTAGAAATAGAACTGTCAACCCTATTAAGGGTTGACGTTTCTATTCTATTCTGAACGGTCCCGACCGTTCAAAAGCAGTTGAGGCAAAAAAGCATGATCATAAAGATTGAAAATCAACTTATTCTTTCCTCTTTATCGGAAGCCAGGTTGTCCGAGGCTATCAAGGAAAAATTGACATTCCGAAATCCGGCCTGGGAAGAAGCCGTCAGGATGGGCCGTTGGACCGGCCACATTCAAAAGGAATTAAAATTTTACCGCGACATCCCGGGCGGCCTGGCTATCCCGAGAGGACTGTTCAGAAGCATTCAACTGATTTGCTCCGACATCGGGGAACCTGTCATAATCGAAGACAGCAGGCGCACCCTGCCGGAAATCGATTTCTCTTTCACTGGAGACCTGCGAGACTATCAGCGGGAAGCCGTCGCCGAAGTGATGGACCGCGGCGAAGCCACACTTTCCGCGCCCACCGGGGCCGGGAAAACGGTCATCGCCCTGGCAATCATCGCGGAGCGGAAGCAGTCCTGTCTTGTCATAGTCCACAACAAAGAGCTTTTGCAGCAGTGGATTGATCGGATTGAGACTTTTTTGGGTATCCCAGCAGAGGACATCGGACAGATCGGCGGCGGCAAGAAGACCATCGGCCAGCAAATCACCATCGGAATTGTCAATTCCATTTATCCAATCGCCGGGGAAATCAAGAAGCACTTCGGCCATATTATTGTTGACGAATGCCACCGCGCACCATCCCGCACCTTCACGGAAGCACTGACGGCGTTTGACGCCCGTTTTATCCTGGGCCTGAGCGCGACACCATTCCGGCGCGACGGCCTGTCATCCGTCATATTCTGGCATTGCGGACCGCTGGTAAAAATCAACCCGGCAGACGTGAAAGCCACCGGCGCGATCCTGCCGGCAACCGTCACATTGCGCCACACCGGATTTTCACCCTTAACCGATCCGGCGGACGAATACAGCCGCGCCCTTCAAGAATTGACGGAGAACCACCAACGGACCGCCTTGATCGCGGCGGATATCGCGCAGGAGGCGAAAACCGGCGGAGGGATATTGCTTTGCCTTACTGACCGCAAAAGTCACGCAGAAAGCCTTTTTTGCGCGTTACAGCGGCATCAACAAAATTCGGAAATCCTGACCGGCGACCTGTCAGCCGGGAAACGGGCGGAAATAGTGGAGCGGCTTAATGCCGGCAAGATCAAAGTTTTAATCGCCACCGGCCAGCTTATCGGGGAAGGTTTTGACTGCAAGGGCCTGTCAACGCTTTTTTTTACCACCCCTATCAGCTACCACGGCAGGGTTATTCAATACCTGGGCCGCGTCCTGCGCCCGGCGGCGGGAAAGAAGCAGGCGACCGTTTTCGATTACATTGACGCCCACGGAGTTTTCAGAGCCGCGGCGCGCAAACGGAAAGAAATTTATTTAAAGAACAACTGGAGGATTTATGAAGAAACCAAAAATCTTGCAGCGTGAGGGCGTCGGCGGATCGGACACGCCAACCATCATGGGCGTCAATCCATACGAAACGCCGCTGGAGCTATGGGAAACGAAAACCGGACGCCGCCAACAGCCGGAAACAACGCCGGCCATGATGAGGGGAACGGTCCTAGAGCCGTTGATTGCCGAGCTATACGCAGAAAAGACCGGCAGGAAAATCCGGCGCGTCAATACACTGCTACGCCACCCGCAACACGCATGGTTGACCGGCAACATTGACCGGGAAATCCTGAACGATGGCCGCGGGCCGGGCATTCTGGAAATCAAAGCTCCGGGATTGCAGGTTTTCGGTAAGGCAAAGCGGGAAGGATTGCCGCCTGCATATGGATTGCAGCTGCAGCATTACCTGGCCGTTTCCGGGCGGAAGTGGGGCGCGTTCGCCGTCTTCAATTCCGAAAAGTGGGAAATGATCTTTTTCGATATAGACGCCGATCCTGAACTTCAAAATATCATAATCGCCCGTGATTGCGAATTTTGGCAATGCGTCCAGGAAGACCGGCCGCCTGTCATTGACGTCACCCCTACCCTGGAATTGCCAACCGTCGGACCGTCTGAGCTTGTCACCATCGATTCGCCGGTATGGAAAGAAGCCGTCGATAGATTACGCGAAGCGCGGGAAATTAAAGCCGAAGCCGAAGCCCTGGAAGAACAGGCAAAAGCCGAAATCCAAAACATCATGACGGCAGCCGGGGCGTCCGTCGCCGAAGGTGCGGGAGCGCGTTTTTACTGGAAGGAATCACCGGGGCGCGTGACAGTGGACAACAAGCGCCTTCTGAAAGAGAAGCCGGATATTTATGCAGCATACGCGAAGACCGGGCAACCCTTCAAAACATTCAAACCTTATTTTTTGAGAGGAGAATAAACCATGACGGAAACAGCATTGCAGCCATACGGCACACCGGCGGAGCAAGTCACCCTAAACTTTCAAACCAAAAATGGATTTGAGCTTATGCAGCGCGCAGCGCAGCTATTGGCGTCAAGCGCAATGGTCCCGAAGGAATACCAGGGAAACGTCGCCAACGCCACCATCGCCCTGGAAATCGCAGCACGGATCGGGGCATCGCCCTTAATGGTAATGCAAAACCTATTTATGGTCCACGGAAAGCCGTCATGGTCAAGTCAATTCATCATTGCGGCCATCAACGGCACGGGCCGATTTTCACCCTTACGCTTTGACGTTACCGGCGAAGGCGACAAGAAACAGTGCATCGCCTGGGCAACAGAGAAGGCCACGGGCGACCGCCTGGAAAGCCCACCCGTCACCCTGGAAATGGCGCGGAAGGAAGGATGGTTGACGAAGGCCGGGAGCAAGTGGGCGACCATGCCTGATTTGATGTTGCGTTACCGGGCAGCCACCTTCTTTGGCCGGCTTTATGTTCCTGAGGTTTTGATGGGAATGAAGACCTTTGAGGAAGTGATTGACATTGAAGGCGGCGAAATCAGCGACACCGAAGCAAAGACGAAGAGCAAGGCCGAAGCCCTGAAAGAAAAACTGAAATCAGCACGGGCGGATGCCAAACCAGCGGAGGCGCAGCAATGAACCCGGCAAGGAATCGACGCGGGAAGCAGACGGAGCGAAATATCGCCAAGATCACCGGCGGGAAGCGGATCGGAATCCTGGGCCGCGATGATGTTCAGGCCGGACCGTTCAGCATAGAGGTCAAGGACCGCCTCAGATTTGCCGGCAGCGCATTCATGACGCAGGCGGTCCGCAATTGCCCTGAAGGGAAAACGCCGCTTGTTGTCGTGCATGTTACCGGAAGCCGTCATGACGGCGACCTGGTTATGATGAGACTGAAGGACTGGAAGGACTGGCATGGAGCCTTACAAAATAAAGACGCGACGGAGTGAGCGAAAAAAATTGACGGGTCCTTCCTGGAATGGTGGATCACGGGTAATTCGAACCCCAGCATTCAGCCAGTCGCAGATATTTTAATTAACGTCATTATATCAAAAGGTTATGAAAAATGACTAAAGTTTCGGTTGAAGATTTTGCAAAGCATCGGGGCATTCAGGGCCGGTCCGTGCGCCGCTATATCGCGGAGGGCATTATCCCACCGGCGGCCATCATCCGGGAGCGGCATCGCGTTTTCATTGACCAGGCCCAGGCCGATAAATACCTCAATAAGCATATTGTCCCAAGAAAGAACTTGCTGGCAGCGGGTAAGGTTGACACGGCACAGGCAATCGAAAAGGCGGCGACATCCGGCCTGAGTTTCCATGAAGCCCGCACCGTGAAGGAACGTTTTACAGCTGCATTGCGGAAGCTGGAATACGAGGAGAAATCCGGGAAGCTGGTTGACGCGGAGACCGTCAAACTGGCAGCATTCAACAAGGCCCGCGCCGTCAGGGACACCCTCTTAAACATTCCCGATCGGATCGCGCCGATCCTGGCCGCGGAAGCCGACGAAGCAGCCGTCAACAAAATCCTGGCAACTGAAATCAGAAGCGCCCTGGAGGACCTTGCAAAATGAAAATCATCAAGAAAAAACTTTCATCACTGAAGCCATACGGAAACAACGCAAAGGCACACCCACCGGAACAGATCAAGAAGATCGCCGCGAGCATTGCGGAATTTGGATTTCTGATTCCACTGGTTATTGATGAACACAACAGCATTATTGCCGGACATGGCCGGTATGCAGCCGCGCAATCGCTTGGACTGGAAACGGTCCCGACAATTCAGGCAACTGGATTGACGGAAGCCCAGATCAAGGCGTTTCGCATCGCCGACAATCGCGTTGCGGAATCAGCCTGGGATGATGAATCCCTGCAAGCCGAGCTCCGCGCCCTTCTTGACGATGGTTTCGACATTGCCCTAACTGGTTTTGACCTAAAGGACATCATCGGAGACAGCGCCGACGCACTGAAAAAGGCGATCCTCGATGAGCCGGAATACACCCCGGAGGCCAACAAAAACGACATCCAGAAGCAGATCGCGGACCGCTTGAACGCAATTGCAGCCACCGACCAGCAGCGTTTTGAAAAGGCGGAAGCAATCATTTTGCCGTTGAAAAAAGGATCACGTGACTGCTTTGTCATTGCGGACCCGAACACGGCGGACGCAATTGCAGAACTGAAGCGTTACGCATCCGCCGGGGAAAAAAGCCCCCTCGATTGTCTGCTGAAATCCGTTTTTTCCATGAAGCCGGAGCCAGGAACGGAGGCAGAGATTGAAAACATCGATTGAGATCATCCAAACGGCCCTGAAGCAGAGCCAGAGACAAGCAATCGCATTTTCCGGCGGCAGTGATTCGATGGTTATACTCGATATAATTTATAAGCGCACACCGGCCAGGCCCCCCGTCATCTTCACAGATTCGGGCATGGAACACCCGGCCACCCTGCCCTTTATCAAAAAAGTTTGCCGGCAATACAACGCCACCCTTCACATCACCAGGCCAAAGAGAACGCCCCTGGAGCAATGGCAGAAGTCAGGCTGGCCAATGTTGGGGAAGCTGGCCGCCCGCCTGTATATGCAGAATCACAAAACACAGGGATTCAAGATTGACGTCTCTTCATGTTGTCGAAATATGAAGATCGCGCCGGCGCGACGGTTAATGAAAGACCTGGGCATTGATCTTCACTTCACCGGACAACGCGGCGGCAGCGACGATGCACTCCGCGGATTGAGAGCCATCAAGGACACAGCCATCAAATACCTGAAGGCGGACAAGCTCAAAGTCTGCAATCCGCTGCAAGGTTGGACCGATATGATGGTCCGTCGCTACACGGAGGACAACCATCTGCTTATTCACCCGACAAAGAAGGAAGGCGCAATCACTATAGGTTGTCTTTATTGCGGCGGCGGCGCGCAATTCACGAACAGCGGCTTTAAGATCCTACGACACATCCGGCCTGATGATTGGAGGCGCTTCATGCTCGACTGGAAAGCAGGGGAAATCATCCTTGCCATCAAACACGATCGCCCACTGGCCGAAATTCGGGAGGCCATCACGCGGATCGGCGGCCTGGAATACATCATTGAAACACGCCCACACGTTTTTGATTATCTACGGCGAACGCCACTTCAGGGTTATGAAAAATGATAGATGGAACGGTCACGTATTTATCCGGTTTTAACGCCGGCCTGAAGCCGGACGCGGATATGACTGTTACGACCTGGGCGGACGCTTATCGTATGCTGCCGAAGAAAAGCAGCTCCGAGCCGGGGAAATATCGCAGCAGCCGGACGCCCTACGTCAGAGAAATCATGGACGCCCTTTCACCTTCCAGTAAGGTTCAGGAAATTTCCGTCATCAAAGGAACGCAGCTCGGGTTCACGGAAATCGGGAATAACTGGTTCGGTTTTATCGCCGATGTTTCGCCGGGGCCGATGATGATGATCTTTCCCACAACGGAACTGGCAAAGGACCACAGCAAGCAAAAGCTTCAGCCAACCATCCAAGAGACGCCACGTCTGAAGGATAAAGTCAAAGAGCATCGCACCAGGGACAGCGGCAACACGATCCAGACGAAGGAGTTTCCGGGCGGCATCCTGTTTTTATCCGGCAGCAACAGCGGCGCCTTTTTCCGTTCTAAATCAATTCGGTTTTTGTTCCTTGATGATATTGACGGTTTTGAAGCCGACATCGGCGGCGAAGGCGATCCGGTTGAACTGGCGAAACGGCGGACAGATACCTTTGGCCGGCGAAAGAAAATCTTTGAAGTATCCACGCCCACCATAAAGGGCATATCGCGGATTGAAAGAAGCTTTCTGGAATCCGATCAAAGGTCTTACCATGTGCCTTGTCCTCATTGCGGCGAATACCAAAAGCTTGAATGGGGAGGCAAAGGCGCAGACTTCGGAATCAGGTTTGCGCGCCATGAAGCAACAGGGAAGCTTGTTGATGTTTGGTATGAGTGCCATAAATGCCACGCCCGGATTGACGAACACCATAAGCCTGCAATGTTGGAAGCTGGCCGGTGGGTCCCCGCGCACCCGGAACGACCAAAACGCGGCTATCAGTTAAGCAGCCTTTATTCACCCCTGGGATGGGTTTCGTGGCGGCAGATTGTCAAAGAGTTTTTGGAAGCAAAGGACTTTAAAGAACGCCTGAAAACCTTTGTCAATACACGACTCGGCGAAGTGTTCGAGGAAGCCGGGGATCGCCCGGAATGGGGCTTGCTACAGGGGCGGTCGGAACCATATCAAATCTTGACCATCCCATCTGGCGGACTGCTTTTGACTGCCGGTATTGACGTTCAGGATAATCGTCTGGCCGTTGTCATTCGGGCCTGGGGCCGCGCAGAGGAAAGCTGGCAAATCTTCTGGGGGGAACTCTACGGCGATCCGGGGCAGCCGCAAGTTTGGGAAGAATTGGACACGCTACTCGGACGCCCTTTTTTGCACACCGGCGGACGTGAGCTTCACGTGACATCGGCGGCGATAGACAGCGGCGGACATCACACGAACACCGTTTATAATTTCGTCAGGAAAAAATCACCGCGTTTTATTGCGATCAAGGGAAGCAGCCAGGCCGCAAAACCCATCCTGGGGAAACCGTCTCTGGTTGACCTCACCTGGCGGGGGGAGAAAATATCAAACGGCGTTCAGGTTTGGCCGATAGGGACCGACACGGCAAAGAGCCTGATTTATTCCAGACTGAAGATCACCACGCCGGGGCCTGGTTGTTACCACTGGCCGATAGGGATTGATGAAGATTATTTCATCCAACTGACAGCGGAAAAGCTTGTCACCCGTTACATTAAAGGTTTCCCGCGCATGGATTGGGTTAAGACTGGCCCGCGCAATGAAGCCCTTGATTGTGAAGTTTATTGCCTGGCCGCGGCAATCCGCGCCGGCATGGTTCATATGAATTGGGCAAAGCTGGAATCGGCGATCATACAAGCGCCGGAAGACATACCGCCACCATCGCCGCCATCTTATAGCGAACGGCACAGCGTGAGCCGAACCACCACGACCGGATGGTTTGGAAATTGAAAATTGATGATGATGGATTGGACACAACAGGCAGCCGAAAATCTGAAATGGGTTTTTACTGATGAGCTTCAATTTGTCGCGCCGGAAACCATTGCCCGGAGACTGTCAGAGGCATACGAAAACGAGCGGGAGTTTAACGAGGTGGTCCGCGAATCATCGCAGTTGCAGCCGGAGGAAAAGCTCTGGATTGTTGTCCCATAAGGGACACAGGAACACCGGCCAAATGGAGATCATTTCTTATAGGGCATCCTGCAAAGCCGTTTTTCAGAGAAGAAAGAAAAACTTGACACATTATAAAAAAATGGTAATCTGAAGTCGCTTAAATACGATGCGGAGGTCACCCGATAGTGGCATTTTTTGTTTGTAGAGAAATTGACATCAACTTGGTCATGGAATCCGTAACCCGTAAGGGCCGGGCGCTTCATCAGCGTAAGCGTTCCATGGCCTTTTTTTATGAAGGAGGATGATATGTCTTTGAATGCCGCAGAATACAAAAAGGAAAAATCCCGACAAGCAGCAGCAGACCGGAAATGCAAACAATCAGTCAAGGAACTTCATGAAGAGCTAGAAAAAATGAGCGGCTTAAGCCTTAAAGAGTTTCAGCGCAGCGTTATCCAGATGATGAAATTTATCATCACTGCACAATCCCAGCATGTGTCAGAAACATCCGCCGGGCATCTTGAAGCTGGGAAATCATTCGGCACAATCGAACAGAAATTCAGCGACGTTGAAAAGTTGTTCGATTGCATTATTCGCGACCTCAATCTCATAAAAGTCAACGCCCTGATAAACACCCTGATTGTCCAAGAAAAGCTTGTTTTGAATCGCCCTATATTGATGGATGAGCGGCGATCCATATTTGGCGCGCTGAACATTGACTATGATGAATTTGCAAACACCGTCAATAAAACGCAAGCGCACGGATAGAAACCAGGGCCGGGGAAACCCGGCCCTTATCTAAAATAGAGGCTATGAAAGCAACTAAAATTTATAAAAAAGGAATGGGCTGGCATGACTGTTGAACAGAAGATAAGCGAGCTGGAAAAAAAGATTGACGCGCTGGAGGCGCAGATCGCGCACATCACGCGGCATTTCCGCCTGGAGCCGACGCGCGATGAGCTGGACCAGGCGATTGATGCCCTGGCCGCCAGCGGCGACGTCCGGGCACTGACGGACTACCTCAAACGCGGCGGAACGCTGCCGAAGGGGGCGCAATGAACGAAAAGCAGATGCAGCACGGGATTGATTACGATGGGCGGAATGTTACCGGATACATCGCAACGGAGAAATTCAACGGCTGCCGCGCGTATTGGGACGGCCAAAAGTTATGGAGCCGCGGCGGCCTGGAAGTAAAAATACCATCATCATGGAAAGAGTCACTCCCGCCCGGCGTGAGCCTTGACGGGGAAATTTACGACGGCAAAGACGGCGTGTATCGGTGCGCGACTGCCATTCGCCTCGGACGTTTCACGCCAACTATGTCGTTTGTCGTTTTCGATTGCCCGGATGCCGGCGGCAACTATTTGGCCAGGCTAAATACAGCAAGAAAATATGTTGGCGGGCCTGTTTTTGTCGTCGGTGACTGTCGCGTCCAAACTTACCAGCACGCCGAAAAGATTATGGACAGCATCAAGAGCTACGGCGGCGAGGGAATTGTGCTTCGGCATCCAGACCTGCCCTATTCCGCCGGGCGAACCGATAAAATGTTGAAGCTCAAATACAGGTGGGAAGGGATCGCATGATTGAAACGTTTCACACACCAGCGGGCCGGGGAAACCCGGCCTTTTTTTTAAAAAAGAAAGAAAAAAATTTATTCTGGACTTAGGTATTGTTTGAGTATATGATTTTTGTCAATTTTAAATTACATAGGAAATACAATGAGTTGGACTTAGTTGATAAATCAGGCACCGCCACCAATTCACCCTTCCGCGATGTCAACAGCCGGATATTACAAATCATTTTAGAAAAACAGGAATCTTATGACTGCCGGATCCG